AATTTTTGAGAAAGAATTGACTTCAAACGAGGAGTAAATGCTTCCTCTAATTGAAGTTTTGCGTTTGCTAATGCAGTTTCTCTTACAGCTTTAGCATCGGCGATTGCTTCTTTTAACAATTTTGAACTTGCCATTTTTTATACTTGATTTTTTCTAAACCCATTGATTTCGGGTCTAATAGAATTTTGTTAGATTTTCGGTGAGTTTATATAAGGATAAACTATTCATCAACTAACAGGATATTAACCAAATGATATTGGTATTACATTATATAGATATATACTTTTTAAAAAAAAAGTAAATTATTTATATAAACTACGAAATTTTTTTGGTATTTCTTTTAATTTTTTACCTCTGTAAAGGTCTTTTTGCTGAACTAATTGTTTTCTTTCAGCTTTTTCCATCATTTCTCTTTTAGTAACGGATGGTTTTGTAAATTGTTGTCTATCTCTTAATTCTTTAACAACACCAATTGCATCAAACTTTTTCTTTAATTTCTTTAATGCTCCAGCTATATTGCCGTCTTTTACTTCAATGTTAATCATAACTTTACTTTTGTTCTACTTTAGTATAACGTTGATTTTTATCGTTTTGTATTCTTTTCTTTGTTGATTTTACTTTATCATAAGATGGAGCACCATTGATATATCCACCAGGTAGGGATAAACCTACACCTGCACCACCAGGAAACCCATCTTCTTTAACCATAGATTCTGAACAACCGATTGCATCATAGAACTTACTATAATCAAACTTTATTCCTTCGTCTTTAAATTGTCTTACCATATTATCAGCAATAGATTTACGATTTTCTACATCTAATACTTGATTTAGAATATCAACAATCCCATCTACCATTTGGTATTCGTTATTATCTAACTTTTCTTTTAATATGGTTTTTAACTTTATCATTATAGTTTCTTTAATAAAGTATCCATATCAATTTCAAATGCGTAACCTGCACCACTATATCTTTTATCTGCAATAACTTTCAATCCTAATTTCTTTTCTAAACGGATTTGAACTAATGATAAGAAATCATCTTCTCCACCATTACCTAATTTAGATATTACATTTTCAATTTTTGATTTATCTTTTATAGATTTTGGAATTAAAACAATTTTACCATTATTTGAGGATGCCATAAACTCAACACCACTTGCTTGCGCAAAATCTAACTTTGTAGTTGCTTCTTCTATTACCTCTTCTTTGACCTGTGATTTGAATGCAGTATGGTATGGATTAGAATAAACAACTCCTTGCTCAAACTTACCATATCCTTTAACCAAATCCGTTAGCTTTATCATTATCCTATATAGCAATTAAGTTCGTATCCGTTTTTCATTCCGTATACCTGAATATGTAATTGTTTGTTTGATGGTTTTCCACCTTTAGTCAATTCAACCGATACTTTATTAGTCTTTCCTTCCGATGGTTTACGAGGTCCCATTCCTATCTTTCTAAATGAGTCATCATCATCTACCATATATCCTCTCTTCAAAGCGTATTCTTTTGCAGTTTGGATTGCTTCAGTATAAGATTTGTGATATACTTTTAAATCGTTTGCTTCGTTCAAAGACTCTACTACAATTACCATTTGGTCTTTTTGTGGAATTGTATATTTTTTATTTCTTTTCCACGGAGTTAAAATTGCGTTACCTTCTGCATCTTTACCTACTACTTTTGATAAATACGATTGTCCGATATTTTTAAAATCATTAGCGTTCTTTCCTACCCAAACATAATCTCCGTTTTTGGCGTTTTTCTCAAAATCAGAAACATTGTTGTATTGTTTTTTGATTTTCATTTGACCATTGGAGTCAAACTTTATTTCGCTTAATAATTCTTTTAGCTTTATCATCTTATTTTTGTGCTCTTAAATCTGCTAAATCATCTGAACCAATATCACCATCTTTATCAACATCTAATTTGTGTTGATTTCCAACTAACTTTTCGTTACGGATACCTAATCTTTGATTTACTTCTTCTTCACTTAATTCACTAACACCATAGTATCTACCTATAATGTGTCCCATATCTTCGTATAGGTTTTCCATTTGTGAATGTAATGATTTTGCTTCGTTAGCAATCTTTTCGAATTGAGATGATAGTTTCCCTAGCTCATTCATATTTCGTTTGACTGTGCTCTCGTCAAAGTGATTACCAGCTTCTTTATTAGCGAACTCACTAGCTGCATCTGTGATTGCACCCAATGTTTCAGCGATTTGTGCCAAATCATTTTCATTCTTTAACTTTGGTCCAAATGAACCATAAGTAGAAATGATTTCTAAAAAGTGTCTTCTTGCTTCGTTGCTTAAAGTTTGTTTAGATGCACCCACACCTTCACCTAATAATTTCTTTAACTTTATCATATTATTTTTTATTAAATATTTCAATTACATATCTAATTTAACTTTAGACTTAACCATATCTAAATTTTTCATAAATATTTGTACAGCTTCTCCAGCATCTTTAGTTTTTCCAAAAGATTTTATTATTTCACCTTCTTCAGTACCTAATGTTACATAATATTTATCACCTTCTTTAGCTATACCATATTTTATAGCACCATCTTTTGTAGATAAATAATCCATTTCGCCAGCATCACTATCTTCATTATCCATTTTAGCATAAATTTCTTTTGGAAGTGCATCCGATATATGGTTTACTTTTTTAGCTGGAGTGGATGTTGAAGTTGATTTAGGTTCTAATTTTTTTGGTTTACCAAAAATATTTCCGTTTGAAGAACTTCCAGTAGATTTTGTAGATTGCGATTTATCTTTTATAGCAGTATGTGTACCTGCTTTAATTGCAGAATCTCTATGTTCTTTTGATTTAAATACCGACGTGTTACCTGTTTTCTTATTAGTAGCAGTAAACGTTTCTTCGTTCAATAATTTCTTTAACTTTATCATATTATTTTGCTTCAAATTGTTCTATAAGTTTGATTGCCATATCAATATGTTTGATAGCTTCTTTGCTATAAGGTGCAATGTTATGCTTAACCTCTTTCAATCTATCTAATGATTTTTCACGAGTCATTGCGTGCATTGCTGCTTCTAACAAATCTCTTCTTTCTTGCTCATTAGATTTGGCTTTAATCTTATTAGAAGCCATATATTGCGTTATATTAAATGCCATATTTTTATTAGTTTAATTCTTCTATTATTTGTCTCATTAAATCTTGTGATTTACACCACTTTCCACACTCTTCGATTTCTCTTTTCACACTTTCGTTCATAGAAGTTGGTGATAAAAATGCACCATGTGTAGATGGATTAGATACAAAATCCCAACCAATTAGTTCAAAATCTTCTTGTACCATTACAGTATTATCTCTCATAGGTTTAACTGAACCCATACCTCTACTGCTAATACCCAAACGGATATTGTGTTTGAATAATTCTTTTAAGATGTTACCAGATGGAGTTGAAAGAACTTCTACTGTCCCACATAAATCACTACCATCCCACCAAATTTCTTTAATGTTATGTGATACATTCTTTAAGTTAATAACGGTTGATTCTGGATGGTCTAATTCACCCAATGCTCTACGCTCTTGTATTAGGGTTTCGTATTTCTTTGCTTCCCTCTGTAATATGTTAAGAGGATAGATACGATGATTTTGGTTAGGAGCATCTGCTCTTTGCAAAACACCTTTAACCAAAAACTTGCCGTTTTCATCTTCTTGTAGCCTACCTTCAAAAAGGTTGTGTTCTATTAATAATCCCATATCTTATGCTAGTAAGTAGTAATACTCTTTAAAATGTTTGATTCGGTCAGCCAATCCAATTGTACCACCATTTACTCTTTTTGTTATTTGTGTAACTACCGCATCGGAAGACCCACCATCAGCTAACTTATGTAATCCGTTTTTAGAGAAAAACCAAGCGGCCGAGAGTAAAGCGTACTTTGAAGCAACCACATCTGGGTTTGCACAAACATCTTCACCGATGGACTTACCGAATGCGGTATAGTTTTCCTTTCCAGTTAATTGAATATACCCACGCCCTCTGAATTTGTAGCCCTCACGAGTTGCTTCAACTCCATTTCCCATACGTCCACCATATACTCTACTTGCAATCATCTCCGGCTTTCTTTGATATGCCGTTGCCATTGCTACCGTTGGAAAGTATTTCTTAAATATACCCATCAATCCTTTTGCAGAATAGTTTAGGTTTTCTTGTGTTGCTTTGAAACCACCACTTTCATGTCCACATTGTGCCAAAAAGTGTGCTAATCTTAAAGGAGTGTTTATACCAAACTTCGCTGCCGTATCTGGAATCATAGCAATTACATTGGCAGGAATATGTCCTTTTAATTTATCTAATTTTAAACCAGGAAAAGATGGTGATGCTACTACTACTGGTGCAGGTGCTACAACGGGTGCTGGAGTTGGTGTTGCTACTACTACTGGTTTAGGAACTGGGGTTAAACCCATAATCTTATTCCAAGTATTAGGTCCAACAATACCATCAGCAGTCAAACCATTTTTGGCTTGCCATGCTTTTACTGCATCTTCCGTTTTTGGTCCGAAATTACCAACTGGGTCTAGTCCCAATTTAACCTGTAATTTCTTTACATCTTCGTTATTATCACCTCTCTTCAATAACATAATTAATCCCTCTCTTGTTTTGCTTTCCAAGCTGCATCTACTTTATTAAAAAATGCTTTCTTTTCATCATCACTCATAGATGGAATAGATTTACCAGCTTTATCCATTACTTTTTGGAAAAACTTTTGGTATTCTGCTTCCTCTTGCATTACCTCTCTTACGATTGATTTTAATGCTTCTCTCTTTAATGATTTTTGCTTACCCATAGTTTGTGGCAATCCGTTTGCTACATTTTCGATACCTTCTTTTACTACTTCTTCTTTAATTTTTTTAGATGCTAATTTAGAATCGTGTTTTGATTTATTAGATGTATATGAACCATCACCCCACCACGCTACAATTGCATCAGTATCGGCAGTTGAATGAAATCCAGAACCTGCATTAAATACATCTACAAATTGTAATCCTTTTTTAGATTTGATTAGGTCTTTAGCAAATTGAATTGCCTGTCTTTCATTACTAAACTTTTTAGCAGCTCTTATACCATCTGAATAATGAACTTCATATGCTTCTTGAACTTGTGCAGTTCTTGAACCAATTGGTCCACCTAATGCTTTAAGAGTAATGATACCCGATTTTTGTAAATGTCTCATATTAAAAATCTATAATTGTTCTTGCTATTTTATTTAATCTTTCTTTTATACGAAAGATACTTGTGTTTGTTCTTTTGTAAAAATCTTCGTTCTTTACTCCGTTTTCCATTTTAAGTTTGTTGTACCAACCTAAAAATCTTTCTACCTCTGCTAATTGGTTTTTGATTTCCCTAACACCTAAATTGATTTTTTGTTCTGGTGAACGAGTTTCATCTCTTTTAAGTGCTAACCAACGATTTTCAGCTAATTCATATCCAGTTCCAGATGATTTAGCTTTACGCTCTTTATCAGCCTGTGTATTTCTACCAAACGCAAATGGAGTTTGATACCCGTCTACCGAAGCAGTTGTAGTTTCTTCGTTAGTTGGTGTGTTCCTTTCACGAAGTTTTTTACGAACTATTTCTTTTAATCTATCTCTACTAGATAATTCCATTTTGAGTTCCCTTTAATACTTTATCCAACTCATATCCCATAATAACAGATGTAATGTGTGTATCTGTAATTTTAGATGCAGTTTTGATTTTATTCAACTGATTGATTGTTTCAGCTAACTTTATTTTGGTAACTTTATCTTTGATTTCTTTACCAGTTTTAGTTAGTTCTTTGTTTAATTGAACAACTTCGTTTGTAATAAATGCTTTAAGATTATCAGAGTTAGTAAATGAGTTGATGTATTCTTTTAAAATACCCTTTTGTTTCTCATTTAAGGATTTGTATTTTTTATTAAAGTTCTCCACCAACATTTTGTATGTTAGTAAACGAATTTCTTTATCTTCTTTTTTAAGAGCTTCGTTGATTTTATCTACTGCCTTTAAGTTTGTAGATGGTTTAGATATAAGATGCTCTACGATTGCAAATTTAGTATTTACAAAATCTTTTGGGTCATAAGAATTTTCAGTATTCAAATTAAATTCAAATATCTTATATACCGAAGCAAGAACTTTATAGTTTGGAACTTGTGATTTTAAAAAATCATCTATTTGATAATTTTCTTTTATTTCTTTGATAAGATTATACTTTTCTTTAAGTATTTTTTTCTCATCTAATTTTTTACGATTATCAATTACTGCATCAATAAATCTTTCTGCACGATTTTCTGAATTATATTTTTCATTTACGATGAATTGATATAATTTTAATTCGTTTGCCAGTTCTGTTTTAGAGTTAAAATACTTCTTTAACAATCCCTCCGCAATACTTTTACGATTTGAGAGAATATCAGAGGTTACTTGACGAACCAATAGTTCGAAAAGAAAACCCGTATTTCTAAACTTTGAGTGTTTTATCTGTTTCATTTATTCTTTATTCCAAATATAAATATATAATATCTATTTAATAATAATTTTATTCGATTATATTTTGCTCATCCATCATACTCTTACCTTCCATTATCACTTTTGCTCCACCGGATTTTAGAGATTTTTTGATTGATTTGATGAAACTTTCATTGCTTCTACTTAATTTTCTCAACTCTTTATCGCCAAAAGCATCTCTACCATACATATGGTCATCTTTACCCATACGATTTACATCACGCGGTCTACCCGATGCTTTTGCTTCATTTGGTGATTGACCTAACTTTGATTTTAAATCTTGTATAGTTTTTTCAACATCCAATGGCTCTCCTGTTGGGAACTCTTCTTCTGGTTGTTCTTCTTCAGGTTGTTCTTCACCACCTTGTTGTGGTTGTCCAGCCATCATACCACCTTGCTCTTGCTGTCCTTCTGGTTTACCGGTTGTTTCTAAATTAGTTAATACAAATGTATTTTTAGCATCTTTAACTAAACCTTTTTTCATATCTTCAACATCATCATCGCTGAAATTGAATACATTCTTATACATCCAATCTTTTGAGATAAGTTTTAAATCACCCATTGTTCTAGCTAAATCTACTTTAGATGCCCATAATTCAATTTTAGATTGTTCGTAGATTGTATATGGGATAGTTAATGATAATTCAAAATCAGCTAATGTTTCATCCTCAATACCTTGTGAGTATAAGTGAATGATTGCAATCTTTTCTAATTCAGATGTTACTATTCTTTGAACTCTTTCAATTGTTTTAGCAAATCTCATATCCATAGCTGCTAATGTAGCTTTTGAATTACCATCTTCTAAAAATCCTAAATGTTGTTTTGGTATTTTTAATGCCGCAAACATTTTATCTTTTAAGTAGTTTATATCATCAATAGGAGCATACTCTAAACCATCCAAATTTTCAATAGATGTTCCACTATCATTACCACGAACTGGCAGATAGAAATCTTCCATCAAGTTTTGAATGTTATACTTTAAGTTGTACTCACCAGTATCTGCATTAATAATTGGTGCTTTCTTTGATTTGTTGATAATACGTTGAATGTAATTATCAATCTCATTTGTAGGAATGTTACCCACATCAATTTTGTAGATACGCTTTTGTGGTGCTCTTGATATACGATGTATAATCATTGCATCTTCCATCAATGTAATTTGTTTCCACAATCTTCTTGCACTTTCTAACATAGATTTACCATAAGGTAAAAAGTTAGTATCAGTCAACATACGAAAGTGAGCAATCTCATAGTTTTCGTATTCTGTTTTTTGTCCAGCTACATAAAGTGATTTAGTTGCTAATGGAGTATGAACGAATTTAACTGCTTGCCAATTGTTTGGGTCAAATCCTTCAACACGAGTAATCTCATAAACTGAAAGTGGTTGGATACCAACTACACCTAACTCTTCTGCAATCTCAATATGTAAAAAGTGGTCACCATATTTAACCAAACTTCTTACCCAAGGGAATAAATTAAATTCAACATTTATAATATCGTAGAATAAGTTTTCTAATATGGATTTTATTTGTTCGTTATTTGTTCTAACTTCTAATACCTTTCCGTATTCGTTTTTAGATGTAGACTCTTCTGCGTAAATATCCAATGCAGCACCAATGATTGGGTCAGCATCCATAGCATCATAATCTCTAAAAAGTTCTTGTCGTATTTGTTGGTAAGCAAGATAGTTCTCATAGGTATTATTCATAGCCGATGAGTGTAATCTCATATATCTATCACGTAGATTGGTAGCAATTGCTTGCGTTTCATCGTAATCAATTACCTTTAACTTATTCCCTTGCTTTCTTACGATTACCGATGTGGAGAATAGTTTGTTTAACCTACCAAAAAATGATTTATCTGTTGCCATTTACTTCTGTTTGTTTAATTATATAACCTTTATTTTTTTACTCATTTTTACCACTTTTAGGTGTTTAGTGGTAATTTATAGTTTTACTCAATTTTACCACTTTCTACAAGACCAATATCTTGCTTTGTGTCTTGGACCAGGTTGGTCACAATTATGTCTAGCTCTAAACGATTTTCTTGCGTTAGGATTAGATTTTCTTATTCGCATTGTTTTTTCACCTTTGGATGCTGCAGATGTACCACCATGTCCAAAGTTTACTTTAACAATATTACCTGCTGGATTTTTAACATATACTTTGAACTTTTTAACATCCCCACGCGTTGGTTTACCCAATTTCACTTCTCTACCCTGATATTCTGCTTCAAATACACAATTACAATTATCTTCTTTTAATTCGTTTGTATATCCTTTTAGATATTTGATGAAATCTTCCATGTCATCATCTTCAACATCTAACTCATCATAATCATCTGTGTTATCGTGTCCACATTTATGACAAACATATGGAGTTTTTCCACCATCTTCTAAATCCCATTCCCATCCACATTTTTCACATTCTACTGATTGAGTTTCATTTTCATTAACGGGAACACAATTTGGAACTTGATTTCCACCTTTATCCTTCATTCCCACTTGCTTATATCCATCCCAACAATCTTCACATAATGCATTAGCTTCTCCTTCGTTACAAGTCTTCCAACCACCACCTTTTGATTTATAGTTCTTTGCAGCCCAGCCATTCGCATACGCAGATGGATAAACATCAAACTTTGATTTAGCTGCCGATTTAGATGCGGACCATTTTGCCGGGTCAGTTGGACAATTTTTTTCTAAAAAAAGATTTAATTTTTCGTAGATATTCATACTTTCCTTTTTTGGTTTTGTAGAAACATATATTGGTGTTTTACCCTGTCCACTACTACTCTTACCACCTCTATCTGCATCATTTTGTGCTGCTCTTTTTCTTCTAGTTGCACTTTCTTTTTCTTTTTTACTCATTCCGGCAGCTTTTGATGCTGGAACACATTTTGCATATCCTTTCTTCTCACCCGAAGTGCCGCATGGAGGATGTTTCCCATCAACTTTCTTGCCGATGTTTACCCACTTTTCCTTAAACCACTTGCGTAGGTCTTCTTTTACTATATTACGCAATTTTATATTACCATTCATATACAATATATAAATATAAAGAAATTCAGTTTAACCTATCGTAGTAACCAACGCAAGTCTTCAAACTCATCATTTTTACCCGTTTGCATTTTGTATGGGTCATCACCAAATTGGCCGGGTGTGTATAAAGTATCATAAGATGTTTGTACGAAACCATCAATAGAACGTCTTGTCAAATCAATACCTTCTTGTCTTAAACGGAGTGCAGTATCTCTAATCCACAATCCCATTCCTAATGCCATTACCAAGTCATCATTGTATCCTCTTGCTGCTTCGGCTCTACCATTGTGCCAAATAAAGGTAAAGAACTCATCTATCGTTCTTTTACTATGGATAATAACACTCATATCTCGCATATAAGTGTCTATCTTTGATATTACTAACGGACGAGTTTTAGATGATATACTAAATCCTGGTACCATTTGCTTTTCATCTCTGTAAAACTTATTAGTAAATTGAGTATCAATATCTACATACTTAACATCTCTGTTAGACCAGAATAGATTTTTGTAGTTTCTATCTAAACATTGTTGAATTGTTGTCCAACCAATTGATGCATTATCAATGATTAGTAAAGCATCGTTATATTCGGTTGCCAAATTAATTAGAAAATTACCAAAATCTTTTGGTTCAATCTTTCCTTTATATTCTGCAACTTGTTCACAGCTTTCAGCATCTATTACGTGGCAGGTAGAATAATCTTCTCCATCACCACGAGCAACGTCAGCAGTTACTATATAACTTTTTGAATAATTAGGGTCTTCCCAAACCCATAAGTTATTATCAAACCCACGCTTATACATTGGGTCTTTTACATATGCTTCGGTATATTTAACTAATAACTCCGGTGCGATTACCGTTGCTCCAGAACTGATAAAGTCACAATCACATTCTTGTGCTGCTCCTTTTTGTCCTAATTGTTTTTCTTGTTCCTCTCTCCAACTTATATCTCTTTCAGGGTGAACTGTCCAATGGAGTTTAATTGGGTGAAATAAGTTTTCACCATTTTCTGCACCTACCCATATTTGATGAAACCAGTTACCAATACCATTTGGTGTAGATAATGCTATACAACTACCACCCGTTGATAAAGTAGATTGTGCCGATGTCCAAATATCTTCAATATAATCAATAAAAGCTGCTTCATCAAACACCAATAGGGATAGTGCTTCCGAACGTCCTGCATCTGGTTTAGATGAAATTGCTTTGATTTGAGAACCATTCTTTAATCGTAGAGATAGTTTATTATCTTCCGATTCTTGTACTCTTAACCATACTGGTAAGAATTGGTTCATTACTCTAACCTTTAATACCAAGTTCTTTGCAACTTCTTGTTTTGTTGCAATAACCAACACGTTAAAGTCATCGTTGAATATCATTTTCCACAAAGAATATCCAGCTACTAATGTAGATATACCTAATTGACGTGATTTTAAAACAACATTAAAGCGATTATCTTTAAAATCATTTAAAACTCCTTCTTGAAAATCGTATAAATCAAATGGAATTTTCCCACGAGTTGGGTGTTGAATTTTGCAATACTTGCGCATAAAATAGACAGGGTCTTGTGCACATTTTCTGTATTGCTCTTTTACTGCATCTTGCAGTGATTTTGTTTGATTTGCGGCCATAATGCCTTACCTATTTTTTAATACGGATTTTCCAATATACACCACCACCTACATATGGAATTACTTGATTTCCACCAGTAGGTGATTGTTGATTGGATATACCAAGATTTAATTGGTATAATTTATCTGTTTTTGTTTTTAGGATTACACCTGCACCAATTGAATTGCCGAAATTTACTTTATCCAATGCTCCGTTTATACCAACATATACTTGATTTTTAGGTAGTTCTTTTACTATCTTTGTATCAGTAATAGTTCGTTCTTTAATCGTAGCATTCCACTTTCTACCTAATATTTTATTTTGGTATAAAGTATCTGTAAGTTCTATTGTTCCCAAATTATTATCTAAAACTAATTTATCTTTATATAACACCTTTTGGTTATACGATTGAACTATTCTAACCGTATCTCCTTTTGTATATACAGGAACTTCTATTCTTTTTTCTTTTTCAACAATTGTTTCGTGGTAAATATCTTTACCTCTAACATATTTTATTTTGGTGTGGTCTATTATTACAGTATCAATCTTGTGTTTTAACAACTCGTAGTTTTTTCCATCTACATTTATAGTTTCACCTACTTTACCATCATCTTTGGTACATTTGTACCATACAATTCCGGCAGTTGCAAAAATCACAATCCATTTGATATTACTCTGTAAAAACTTTAGCATAATCTTCTTTTATTATTTCCCAACTATCATCTTTTATTTGCTGATAACCGGATATGTTTTCTTCTGCTTCAGCTATATCATTTTTGATATTAGCTTTTAACTCTTCTAAATCACCATCGTAATTCCACTTTTCAGTAGTACCATCTGAATTGGCGAATATATGTTCCTTACTTGCATCTACTAATGCCTCTTGGAACTTTTTAACTAAATCTTTTAAAAACTCAATTTCAAAACTAGCAATCTTCCACTTTTCGTATTCGTTCCAATTACCTTTTACTCTAAATAATTGTTCTTTTTCAGCCAAACAATCTATACAATAACCAGTTTTACGAATAAATTGTAAATGCTTTTGAGTTTTTTTAACTGTTTTACAACTTTTACTTTTACAAGTAGATAATGATTGTATGTATTCTCTAATTCCATCGAACTTTGATTTAACAATCTTATACCCCTTCTCTTGTACCCAAGTTACACCATCACTATCCGTCCACTCTTCACCAAGTACTCTATCCTGCTTTGTAGCGGACCAACCATGTGTATTTGTTCCACTATTATCTCTGTTAAAAGCTACATCCAAAATCTTTTTTCTGGATGGGTGCATGTATTTCTTACTCATATAACTTATTATTTTGTTTTATATATATAAATATATAGTTTTTATATTTTAGTAAAATATTCCTAACAATTGATTTAACGATGCAAATGCTCCAGTCATCTTAAATACATTACCTTTGTATGTAAATATAATTCCTTCGTTTGGAACTATCTTATCAAATCCACCGATTGAATTTAATCTTTCTAATTCCAATTTCATCTTTTCAATTTGTGCAGGTGTACCTTCTGCTTTTATTTTATCTATTGTTGTATCTAATCTTTTACGGATTGTTTGTAGTGCTTCGTTTGGAGATGCTGTCAACACCGATTGCATGAATTGTAAAACTTCTGCTCCTACACCTAAAAAGATTTCCTCAAATTTCATTAGGTTTTCTTTTGCAATCTTATCTTTACTTTGTTTCTCAATACCATCGGCCCATGCTCTTGCTTTCTCATCACCAATCAAATTTATACGGAATGATTTATCACCAAAGGCCCATCTTTTTGTTAAACCTTCAATTTCCAATGATGTTAAACCTTTAGAACCTTTTTGTATATAAGCTTTCCACCAAGCTTGATGGTAATCAGCTACACCAGCATTATCCGGTAAACTAAACTCACTTTGTAGTTTAGAAATCTTTGTAAGGAATTTACCTTTTTGTGAACTTAAATTTTCACTTTTTGGTAATTTTACAATTGGAGGTCCTTGTATTACATATTTAGATTGTATATGTGCATTTACTTGCTTAATCATACCAGCCAATACACTTTCTGCTCCTTTGATTTGTCCTACTGCGTTTCCAGCTTCATTATATTCTACCGCGTTGTGGAATACTAATAAAGCTTGTCCGTATGGAATAACATTTACAGATGTTGGATAAATAACCTCTAAATTCATAAATGCTTTACCATTCATAAATATCTTATCTTTTTGTGCTTGGGATAATCCTCTAATAGCACTTTCCAAATCCTTCATAGCAAAGTTGTAAGCATCACTTAATGCTCCCCTACCAGCAAACTTTGAAGCCATACCAGAAGCATCTAATGCATTTGCTCCTCCGTTTGCCAAATGTCCTTTGTTTCTTGCTGCAATTAATCTACCATTTTTCCAGCTAATTGCTAGAGCTTGTCCATCGGTTTTTTCTCTAACAACACCCAATGAACCATCCAATGCTTTACTTACAATGGTTTTTAAATCTTTGAATGTTAGGTTTATATCAGTATCAAATGGATGGTTCATATGTCCATAAGCACCACCTTCCATTATTAAACTTTCTTTTACGGATTTTTTAATAGGTTCGTATCCACGATTTTGAGTATCTTTTGTATCAGTTTGATGACCAGGTTCTTTTTTTCTATTATCATCATCAAAATCTATTGTATCCAATTCAGGTTCATACCCATAATCTGGTGCATATGTTGATGTTTTGTGATGGTGATTAAAGTTATTATCGGCAGTTCCGTGAGGTTCGTGGTTTTTTGTATTTATAGCTTCAAACGCACTATGTTTTACTTTGTACCAACCACCACCCGGTGTTGTAAATAATCTTGCTGGTATTCTAAATGTAGAACCTATTGGTAATTTACTGAAATACTTACTATCTATGTGAACCACTTTTGTAACGAACTCTCTTGTCTTATTATCTGCACCAATCAATTCAACTTCAATCTTTACAGGTTGTCCACCAATTTTAATTGTTCCACCAAATATACCTTTTGATATTTCATTAAGTTTAGTTTCAGTTGTATAAACAGGTGTTGATGATTTGAAATCATCTTTTCTCATTATAGTTTTAGCAATCAATTTGTTTGCTTGAACCATAAATGGAATGTTGATACCTGTTCTTTTATCTTTTACTACAAATTCATTGTATTGTTTTACAAATTCTAAAAACTTTTTCTTATTTTTTGCTAATCTTTTAAAGAAACCAGTTAGTTCTGCTGGTGATATTTCTTTACCATTACGAGGGTCATTTAATCTTTGGAAAAAATGGTCTGTTTCTTTTCCTAAAACAACATCTTCTGGAGATAATTGAGAATCTGCATATTTCTCAACTTTATCCATATCAACCTTTGCCATTTCTTTTAGCTCATTTGGACCTTCCCAATCTTTTTCACTAACCTTACCACTTTCCTTATCTTTGTTATACCCATCAACTACCTTTGCCCAAACGGTAGCTGGTATAGCACCATTCATTATGTTATCGGCAAGTTGTAATGTAAAGTATTCGATGTAAGTTTCATCTGTAATAGTTTCTACACCGGCATTTAATGCTGCTTTTATAACTCCACCAGCTAATACCTCACCCATCATATGTTCAGCAAGGTGTAAACCTACACCTGCCATTAGTTTTGTAGGTCCTACTGCAAGTGCGCTGATACCACCCGTCAATAACATACTACCAACAGTCAAACCTACTGTTTTAGCAACACCAATCATTGCTTTCTTTTGTTTTTCATCTGGTTTTTTACCAGAGAAAACTGCTTTAAATCCTTCCCCAGCTTCTTTTATTTCGTGTCCTAAATGCTTTGCTTCTCTAACTACACCTTTTACAATACCATTTGCCTTATCTCCAATCCATTGTCCAACACTACGTCTTTCTTTTGATTGTGGTGCATGTGCTCCTTTGAAAAATTCTTTTTCTTTTTCACTCCACTTTTTTATTTTTTGACCTATTGCTCTAACTACTGCTTTTGGATTAGATACTGCGGTTTTAGCAACTTTTCCAACCGATGCTTTATTATCTGTTTCTCCACTTTTTGCAACAGATGGAGATTGTGCTTTTTGTTTAACCTTTTGTAGTTTTTGTCTATCCGAGCCACCCATTTTAGCAACCAACATCATTGCTGCTTTGTAAGCCGGGTGGTCTCTATCGTAGTTTAATGCAGAACTTACTTTAATATCTTCACCTGTATCTGGATTCTTTACTAATTGGTTTAAGATTTGTGGTGAATATCCACTACCTTTTACAGATGCTTCTTTTACAATACCTTCACCATATGAATTATATAATGCTAGATTGACCTGATTTACTTTATCACTCTTTGGGGATTTTTGTCCTTTCTCTATGTTTCCTGGAACTTGTCTTTTATCCATCAAAGCATGAACACGAAGAACTCGCATTGCTTCTTGTCTTGCAAACTCTACTCTATCCAATTTAAGAGCATCTTTGATACGATATTTCTTACCAGTTGCCGGGTCAGCAATTTCCATATTCATTATGTTGTCCCAATCTACCGAGTCTGGTTCATAATCAATATCGCCCTCAATTGTCATTAACTTATCGTAGTATTTAGGGTCTTCAAATATATGGTCTTTTGCAATCTCCGATGCTATTCTAATATCAGTAGTGTGTTCCATTTCTGTATTTACACCCTTTTTAAACTCTTTCTTTATAGTATCTAAATCTACTTTATGTTTATCAGCAATTTGAGCCAACGTCATACCTTTGGATAATCCACCAGGTATAAATTCCTTTTCTTCATTCAATCCTTTATTTAACATTTGGAATACATCTTTATTGTATTTGCCAAAGAACTTTTGGAATTGTTTTTCTTTTTCATCTGCTGAAAGATTACTACGGAACATATTTCTAACATCCGTTGCTCCAAATGAATTTGATGGTGTTTTAGAATACACATATCCCTTTGTCATATAACCTTCCATATCCTTATCGTTTTTATAAGGTTTGAAATATTGTCCACCTAAACGCATTGCATCTTTTTCACCTAATGCTATAATAAGTGCAGTTGTTGTTTGATTAAAATCACGTAATATTTCTACTGGTTGATATGGGGATTTTACTTGAATGAATTTTGATGGTGAAACACCAAATACTTTAACTGCAATATCGCGTTTCTCATTAAAAGAAAGTGGTGATTTATTTGAGTCTTGCACATTTGATGTTGCAATATATACATTCTTTGCTCCAAATACAGAACAAAGATGTTTGTATGTTTTGTAGTGTCCTGCATGAAATGGTTGAAATCTACCCCCAAATATAACTACCTTTTCCTTTACCGATTCAGTCAGTAAGAAAGTTTCCACTAAATAGTTTGATAATTCATTCATATACTATAAATATATACTTTTTTATTAAATAAGTTTTCTGTACAAAGTATAAGCGGGGGCATCGTACTTATGATTATTCAAAAATTGCAGAAGCACACGTTCTACATATGGTTTCATAAGATTTTTTTACTAATTCCACATGCTCTTCGTTACCCCAAAAATCTGATAATTCTTGGCTTTTAAAATCACCAATTACGATTTCCATATCATAATCATTACAACATAAAAATGCCTTTCCTGCTGCATTTACATGAATCCAACCAACAGGTCTACCACCAACTTCTCTACCATTTCCACAACTAACTACTTTTTTAGTTTCATCTCCACTTTGTAAATTACGAATTATAGATGATTTATTACTCATTATACTATCTAATTCACCTGCTCTATCTACTAACGATGGAACTGAAAATATTTGCATAGTTGGAAATAATTCTCTTGCTAACTTTTCCTGTGTTGCCAATTCACCAGTTATTGGGTCTAAATCCATATCCGATGGAAAATCAGGACCTTTTGTTAGCCAACCACCTTTTTCTTCAAAAGAATATTCATTTGCACCGTTTATTTGAATTGACATTGTTTTATATTGAACCATTAATGGTAAATTATCAATAGCATATTCAATATTTGATATTAATTTATCAAATAATTTAGGATTTACTCCTGCTCTTTTACTCCATAATTCTCTTTCAAATGCGGGAACATTTAAGCATATACCGTTTACTACACCTTTATATTTGTTTATTAAATCAACTTTTTCAGGAGTAAGTGTTGCACCATTTGATAAAACCATAAAACATAATTTGTATTTTTGACATATTTGTAATAATTCTTCAAAATGTGGATACAATAAAATTTCATTATAATGTGCAGTATAAAAACCACCAAAACTTTTAGTTACCAAACCATTATCCTTTTCCCTTTCATCTATTAGATTTTTAATGATTTTTTCCAATAGTTCCGGACTCATTACTTCTCTTCCCTCTTTTGGATTTCCTTTTAAAACAACTGGACAAAACCAACATTTTGCATTACAAACTCCAAATGGGTCTAATTGCAACTGATTAATTTTGTATTGTTGAAACTGATTTTGTATGTGTTCTATCATAGCTTATTTATTTTGTATTGTTGAAACTTATTTTTTATGTATCCTATTATAATTTATTTATTAAAAACCTTTATTGTAAAAAAATTCATATAATAACAATACAGGTGTCTGGTGTATTTCGTACCATAATTTTTCAACATCTTCTCTTTTAAATTTTATTTCACGTGGTTCGTTATTATATAATTGATGTGGTCTACATGAATATGGTAATTGTTGCTCTCCGTATGGCATTCCAATTCCCCCCGTAAAATGGTAAAAATTTATTCTATTACTATTTTCATTATATAAAGTCAATTTTCCATCATCTACTTTTATTATTTTTTTAGGGTTTTTATGACTATCCCAAGTATTCATCCATTCACTATATGGTAATCCTACCACTTCTTCATTGTATAACGCTATTAAAAAATTAACCATATATTGTTCATTGTCAAATATTGGATTGCGTATATCTTTAAATTCATCTGATAACAATTTTATAGTTTTTTCCAAAAGATGTGAATGTTTTATTTTATTAAATCCTAAAAATCCACCATTATAAATTTTATGTTCAAAATCCAAAGAATAATTATCTATAACATTTCCTAATGTTTTTCTTAATTCATTTTTAATAGTTGTATTTGCAATTTCCAATTCTTCTTCTGTTTTATAATAGACTCTATGAATAAAATCACAATCATTTTCAACCGAACCAATTATTTTTCCGTCTTCTATATAATCAAACAAATAATCCATATTTGATAAAAATATAGTATCCGCATCTAATACTATTTCACAATCGGACATATGTTTTAATAATCCAACATATTTGAATAAACATTTACCATTCCAATCCGTATCATTAAATTCGCCACATTCTATTTCAATTACTTCACAATATTTTTTAATAGTGTTTAATTTTTTATTATCAATACCACGATGTAAATATACTTTTAAAGGTATTTTATTTTCATAATATTTCCAACTATTATATAATGCTATAAAATCACAATAATACATATCATCAACAAATACACTATAACTTTTACTCATAATAAAACTGATTTTTGTTTTGTTTTTCGTATCCAATTCCAATAATGCCAACTTGCTGTATTGGGTGTTATTTTTAATTCTTCATTATATGGTAATGAATTAATATAATTTGCTTTGTAAAATTTACCATGCTCATTTGATGTTACTCCGGCGTT